AGCACATGTATATATACAAGTGCTATATGCGATAGAGCTCAGATTAACAGAAATTTGATTTTCTATTAACTGGTTATACACAAAATGTGTAGATTAGATCAAAATTTTAAGTTTATAAGACTTACTTTTTGCAATCTTATAGTTTGGAGTCGTAGGATCAGGATACTCATTTCTGAGCATTCTGGGTGTGTCATAGAAACTACTGATGAGGTCGAATTTATCCCTAATCTCGTTTACGAGTTTAGAGAATCCGATTATAGTCATAGTTTGGTGATTTTGAAAAAATCCCCTAGCGTCTTGTGGTATAACCACAGACTTAAATAACTCTGATCATATTCCTCCTCCAATAGCGTCGTTTTCTCAGACACTCTTACTTAGTAGCAACAACTTTTTATGGTTCTCGATATGTATATCGGTCCAAGGATTGTTCTTTGCTACTTCTCGTATATGTGCTCCTGTATTATCAGATATATAATGTATCATAAGGGAGCTTAAGCTCTCCATGTGTTCATTAATTGTTACCTGTTTATACGAAGCGAGAAAAACGTTCATGAGACTATCGTGTATGACATTTAATGATAAAGCTTGTGCACTATAGTGCATTTGCTCATTATGTCCTTCTATATCTTCAGTTAAAGTCTTCTTGGTAATCTTACTATTAATGAGGTCCTTGACCACATCAAATGGTGTAAGATCATACCCTTTAGAAAAGAACTTAGTTATAGAGTGTATGGAGTCGAAATCCCTTAGGAAGAACCTTCTTCTTTTGGAACTAGACCCACAATACCCGAGAATATCATAAAAGGTTGCCCCTAAGCTTTTCTTAAAATGTCAACCTTTCTGCTCTATGAAACAGAAGTCAGATAATAACCCTATAGGGTTATATTTGTTTGTTCATAGGGCATTAAAGGGGAAAGGACTTATATCGTGACCTAGATAGATATATCTCTTGGCGAACTCATAAAAGTTTTTACTCTTATGGGTTTTACTTGGTAATACTTCTACCCCTAGTTCATCTAATATACTCATGTATGCTTTGGCTACAATATTGTTATTTATAACAATATCATCACCTAACATTACATAATTACATTCCTTTCACTTGACACCTGATCTTTGACACGCAACGTACATTATAAAATGGTGAGACAGCGTGAAAGACGCTCAGGATGAGTAGGCACCCATTGGATTACCAGCACCGTAACTTATAAAGTTACGTAGCTGAGGTGATCAAAATGATGTACCAACCATTATCCTCCCTCATGCACTTGCATAGGGTACTCCCAATTTATACTGTAATATTGATTGTATTAACCAAATTGGAAATCTATCGGTAGCAGCTTTAAGATCAATAGAATTATATTCTTGTGATCCAGTCAACTTTTCCGCAAAGCTTCCTTGGTTGAAAGTACAGTCCTGTTTTATTGAAGATAATATCTTGAATAAATAAGAATGCAATCCTTTCAATACTTGTTGCGATCAATAATCTAATATAGCTATTTCTCTAGTCTTTCCTTCTTTATCTGAAATTGCCACGATCTTTCGTGTAATTCCATCAATAAGTTTAGGTAAACCAGATGATAGTTCTATCGATTGTTTGATTCTAGGGCCTCCCAGGGTAATAATGTCTTGTTTTTGCTCTTCACTTAGGGATTTTAAATCCACTATTAGCGATTGCATAGCATGACCATTAGGACCTCGTTTCGTTGATATACTAAATTTAGTAAATCCTACCTTATTATACAAGGACCGTGATGATGAGATTGGCTTTTTAAGCTTTAACTCATATCAAAAACCAGGTATATACAGTAAGAGAGTTAGGGCCTTTGGTCTCTTCAGACCTTCGCTTATATTCTCTACTGATATTTCCGGTTTTAACCTCACACTACGTGAGTAAGTTAGTACGGTTAACAATGCCCTTATTAAGGGTATGTTATCGTATCTTACTTTCCCATTTAGGAAGGATCAGAATCCACTAAAACTCTTAAAGGTATCACCCGTACTATAATCCTTATCAAGGCATTGTAATAACTGGGTTCTTCCCTCTTTCGAGTTTAGTATTCAGTCCTTCTGACCTCTTGTAAGGGCAGATTTTCTCAAATGAGATAGGACTGTCTTTATTGTATAAGAATCGACTCTGTCAATAGACAAGAATGATAATAATCAATTTGTGAAACCAATGATGAAGTCAAATTTCTTTTCAACTTTTTTAAGTTGTTTTAAGAATTTTGAATTTTTATACATTTTGGTTATCGATTACTTTATTATCAAACTGTCTTAAGACTCATGTTCGATCTTTTGCATTTTGTGCTTTTAATTTATCTTTCTTCTTTGAAGACTTAATAGAAGACTTTTCTAAGTTTTCCATTACCTTCTCGTAAGAAAGTTTAGATAATGAAGCATAAGCATAGATAGCAACCTTATCATCAGTAGATATCTGTTTAGGATACCCAGCTGTTAATAAAGATGGG